AGCATTAATTCCACTATTCACATAAACACTGAATTGATTCAGTGTCCTAATCTCTTTGCTGCTGCGAATGTTCATGCCGACAATCGCCATGCTGTCATAATTTGGCGTGCTGGTGTTGGCCGTAATGGAATTGATGTAAACAACTTGATGCTCTGGCTGGCTGGTACTAGCGGTGATTTCGTTATAAATAAAGCTTTCGGCTAAACGTGCGTAAGCGTCTGCATAAAAGTCACCATCATCAAAACCCGTCCCAAGATCTTTCTTGATGACGCTTGAAACATTGATTTGAAATACTGTGGTGATCGGAACCGCTGGGTCTATCAACCCAGGCACATTATCTGGATCACGAATTTGTAGCGTGTTCCCTACTTGGAACAAGCTGCCGCCGTCTGTGAGAGTGAAGCTTGTAATGCTGCCCCCAGTTGGATCAGGTATTTGTGCCGGCGGAGGTGAAGGGTTTGTGACATTAGGAACTGTCACCACAATCGTGGCTTGTGCGTTTCGGCCAGAACCAGTCGTGGCATCGAGGATTACGTCATACGTGCCAGCCTGGTAACCCTTACCGGCAGTCATTCCCGCTGTATCAACACCAGAAATCTCGGTCTCTAGTGGGGACAAGCTTTGAATGGCAAATGTGTCTTGGCTACGCGCCACCTGTTCGCCTGTGTACGACACGCTGACGCTGCCGCTCGTTACAGTCCTTAGATTGCCGAGGTGCGGATCTAATACCTCAAGATCACCTGCTGCAATATTGTTTCTTACCTCCCAGCCGCTAACTGGGGTCATGCGAATTTCCCAGCGGCGAACGTCAGCAAACTCAAAGCGCAAGTAGTTGTAAACCGCAACACCTGTTGTGCTCCTGACGCCAAACAGTTGACTCAGATCAATATAAGAGTCATTGGATCCTGCAATCCGATAGCTGACACGAAAAAATGAATACCGTGTCTCGAATGTGCTGTACTGACCGCTAATAAAATTAGTCAGGTTTGCATCATCAATGTCTTTGCCATCATCTTTATCGCAAGCATCAAAATCAATGCGCTCGTAGCCCCTAGCGTCTTTGAAATTACAAAGCCCTGAAATGTTCACTTGGAGATTGCTGCGAATCCCGACTTCAACAACACGTCCCTGGCGTTCAGTTGAAAATATTGCCTCTGCCGCCTGCATAATGTGGCTGCTCTGTGTGGCGTTGTAGCCGCCAGCTGCTTGCACCGTTCCAGCTGTCCATAAGTTCGCCTGACCAGCACGAATGACCTCAAACGTTGCAGTGGTTGTCGTACCACTACCGACAGGATCATTATCTGCATCAGAAACGAAAACTCCGGCTGACCTTTGCTTACAGATTGCTAATGCGCTGCCGATCCGGTAAAGGTCTCCATAGTTGATCTGTTCGTCATTGGATCTTTGGCGAGACGCAACAGCTTGACCTACGTCGCCGCAACTAGCCTCGCCTTCATCACCACCTTGCTGGAATACTCGCTGTATGTCGGAGCTTGAGTAAATTGTTACAGTTACATCATCACCGACAGCCAGACTGGTCAGAGTGTCTGAGCCACCAATGGCGCCAACACGCCCTGGAAAAATGTAATTCTGTTTATCGCGCTCGGCTTTTTGCTGCCAGTCTGCGGCGCAGTTAAGTTCACCATCGGATCTAGTTTCGGCTTTACGAGCGGTACGGAATGACGGGTTTACCCTAAATGAAAAGTTGTTTCCAATAAATCCATAAAGTCCAAATGCCGTTTGGTTGCTTGGGGTGGAGACATAACAGAAATCAGTGGTCCAAGCATTGCCTAAACCGCGAACCTGAAACACGTCACTACCGCCAGCATTTTGAGCGTTGCCTGTATCGTTTGCAGCGAGTTGGCCCGCAATGCGATCAGAAGACAAAAGACGCCCCCCGTCAGGGCTCGAATAAATTGTTATTCGCCCAAAGTCACTGTTCAAGTCATAACCGTTAATCAAGTTGTTGCCAATGGCAAACTGCTCTGCATCCAAATTTGTGATACTGGCTTCACCTATTAAGAACACTGCTCTTAATAGTTGGCCGCCACCAATGCTGTAGATTTGCGACCAGATTAAATTTGTATTGACTCTTACTCCGCCATAAGCAACACCGTCAATAACCTGCCTATTTGCATAAACAAGCGGTACAACCGATCCAAGTTCAACTACATTTTGAACAGAGTCAAAACCACTTTTGGGTGTAAAACGCGAACCATTGACTAGATTCTGACCCTGGACCGTCTTGGAATCGAGGTTCTGGGCTTCTGGTGCCTTTGGCTTTGGAGCCAACAACGTCGCTAGGTAAGTTAAGGCAATGCCAATGACTAGCTTGATTAAGAAGGGAATGACTAAGAAGTTTGTCGGCTCTCCCGGTCGCAACTTTGAATGCAGGATCGCTTGCCGCATGAAAAAGCGATAATCCTTTTCGCTCATCCCAGTAAGCTGCATGATCTGTCGATCTTGCGGCAGTAAAGCAATCTGGCGGTTCGGGGTCAGCATTATTGAAGGTTTATGTTTCCGGTAGATGGAAGGCTGCCAACAAGGTCTTGTGTCAACAACCTGCGTGGAGCGTTCTGACTTACAGCGTCCAATGGACTGCCAAGGCGAACCGATAAGCGGCTTGAGTCATGTTCTAGACCTGTAACTGCATACACTTCCTCTCCATAGGTATTGCCTTCTTCCAGCGTATCCGGGTCCAACCAAACCGTGCGGATTTGAATTAACCAACGGCCTTGAACCGCTTGCTGGAAAACTAACAGGTCAAGCTGATTAACAGCAAAGACAAGGCTGGCACTGATATTTCCAGCTTGCAAATCAACCGTTCCACCGCTAAACCCGAATGCACCAAAGATGTAACTTTCGCCGTTGTAAGTTCTTGTTTCGCCGTGATGAAAATTCTGGAATCCATAGCCGACTGGAACGCCAACGTGGTCCAACAACTTTATGTATGTGCCAATTGCAATTGTCATCTGATACCCACCTGTGCGCGAGTGGCAGGACGGTTGCGAAGATCACTCAAAACTTTTGCTTGTGCATCACGAGCTGTTGATTTCATACCCTGTGAAAACTGCTCAACGGTGACATACTCAACGTTATTGATAACAGTAGTTTCAGCCCTCACGTCAATTGGGTTGCTGTTGATTGAAGCGATGCGTTCACGCTCCATCGCTTTTTCCTTAGTGTGGGAGGTTGAAGTACCAATGGCTGCAGCATTTTCAGCAAAGGCGTCGTTAGAGCTGTTGTTGCTGCCGCCCATTGCTTTGCGAGCAGCTTCAAACTGTTCGTTGTTGGTGATTGAACCATTCGCTCCAGGGATATAAAGCTCTGGCCCCCTTTCGCCCACGATGTAGGGCCTGTTTGCGCTTACTGGGCCGCCGTTTGCCCTGAAAAGCAATCCTAACAACCCACTACCGGCTTCACCTCCACCGCCTGCAGTGCCAATTGCAGTTGTAACAGCCTTAAGGATTAGTGCTTTGCCGACTGCGGTAAGAATATCTGCTGCTAGTTCCTGGAACGATTCGCCTAGTCTCTTGGTACCGTTGACCGCTCCGACAAGAGCATCGGTGATACCCGTATTGAGTTGAGCGCCTATGTCATTGCTGAAGGCCCGAATTTTCTCTAGCTCTTCATTAACTGGCTTAACACCTTGCACGATTTTGCCAAAAGCATCTGCATCAGCTAAATCTTTGGTAAGTGCATCCTTGGTAGCCAATCTGTCTCTATCGGCTTGAATTAGCTTCTCGTATCCAATCAATTCAGCACGTTGCCCTGCGGCAACAGTTTCGTTGATCCTATCAACTGCATCTTGGTAATCGAACTTATTTTGGAGAAGTATTTTCTCCAGCTCAGAAATATCACCATTTAAGGTGATTAATCTAAGTTGTGATTTTCTGATGTTGTTATAAGCCTCTTGCTGCTGTCCCAGAAGCTGATTGGTTTTATCAACGCCAGAAGCACGGCCACCACTACCACCGCCGACGACATCGCCAATCCTGAACTGATCTTGTTTTGGAACATCAACTACTTGTGGTTGAGCAACGTCAGCAGGATTTGCTGCAATTGCTGCCTTCAATTCATTGATGCGCTTTTGATTTCTTGCAATTTTCTTTGTTAAATTAGCGCGTTTTCTGCCTGTTGCTTCGTCTCTTTCAAGCCTCAAAAGGCTTGTATCACCAGCCAATTTGCTTAGCTCTTGTCGCGCTGCAACGACTTCCTTGACGCCACCAGTACGCGCAGCTTCAGCAATTTGTTATGATTTGGATTGATAACGGCCCAATGCAACAACGACAGCCCCAATACCTGCAGCAAGCGCTAGCCACGGTGCCGCCGCCAAGAGACCAGC